TCCAATAAGGACGAAAACACATGACCAACAACGGACCAATCTCCATCGGCCCCGGAAAAGCAGTCTATCCCCGTCTCGCGCAGCCTGACACAAAGTTCGACGAACTGGGCCAGTACAAGGCCGACGTTTCGGTGCCCTTGGCCGAGGCCGAGCCGATTATGGAAATCCTCTCGAAGGACTTCAAGGCACACACAGGCAAGGCCCCTAATAAGGCCGACAACACCATGTGGTACTTCGAGACCAACGAAGACGGCGACGAGACCGGCAACGTTGTCTTCAAGTGCCGCGTCAAGAACAAGCTGCGTAAGCGCGACGGTAAACTATGGGACCGCAAGCCTAAGATGTTCGATGCTGCCCTCAAGCCTGTCGATGTAAACCCATTCGGCGGTTCGACCTATGTCGTGTCCGCTGAGGTCTACGCATGGGAAGCCGGTGCCAAGAAAGGCGTTAGCCTTCAACCGGTCGGCGTTCAGATCATCGAGTTGGTCTCAGGTTCCGGCCCGAGTGCATCCTCGATGGGCTTCAAGGCTCAGGAAGGTTACATGGCCGACCCCGACGTAGGCGACGATGCTGATGGCGAAACCGACACCCGTGACTCAGGTAACAACCCTCCCGACGACACTGATGATGATGGTGGTGGCGATGATGGCGATTACTGAACGAGAGTGCAGCAGGTGCGGGGGTGAAATCCCCTCGCACAAGCGTAGGGATAAGGGAGGGCTTGCACATGGCGAATAAACGGCAAGTCGCTCTAAAGTATGGCTTCCGGTCTGGCCTTGAGGAGGACATTGCTGACGAACTTACGAAGCATGATGTCGTGTTCTCCTATGAGGAAATGAAGATCGAGTACACAAGGCCTCAAAGGGTATCTAAGTACACACCGGATTATGTGGTTGAAACTCGACCAGATGGTTTGCTCCGAGAAGAGCCTCTTATCATTGAGGCCAAGGGTCGCTTCCTTGTGGATGATCGCGCCAAGCACATCCTCATTAAGCGTCAACACCCGCACTTGGACATTCGGTTTCTGTTCTCAAATCCGAACGCCAAGATTTCCAAGCAATCCAAAACAACATACGCCAGTTGGTGTGAGAAACACGGCTTCCTGTACGCTAAGGGTCCCAAGGTTCCCCTAGATTGGCTTGAGGAAAACTGATGCTCCGCACAGATTTGTTCAAAACGGTGGATCGAGTTGAAACTCGGTTCATCGCCGTACGGGACACGCTTACCAAGCCTGGACTCGAACCAACCATAAGAGAACTAGATGTCCTCCACTGCAAGCAAGGTAGGCTTGGGGTTGGGTGGCACTTTGTCGTTCTGGGCACTGGTACAATCCAGCTTGGCCGAAACATCAAAACCTGTGGCTCCCATACCAAAGGACAAGACGCTCTATCAGTAGCCATCGGCGTAGTCGGAGGTCTTGACGAAGAAGGAACACGGGCACTCACCCGCACCACTGAGCAATGGCAAGCGATAGACGATCTGGTCAGGTTTTTACAGGACAGATATCCCGCTGCAACCGTCTCAGACAACCCAACCCCCGATTACCCGACACCCTAGATTTAACCCCAAAACGCTCAGGAGGCAAAACACATGGATGATCACGCCGAAGATAGTGCTCTGATGTTTAAAGGCCCCTGTGACGAATGTGGGTCCTCAGATGCCAACGCCGTATATACCGATGGGCATACTTATTGCTTTTCGTGTGACACATACGGCAAGGCTGAGGGTGCCGAGGGAGTGTACACCGAGAGCCGCCCAGCGCCCCGTCCGAAAGCGGGCTTGCTGCGTACAGGCGAGTTCCGTTCCCTCGGCAAGCGTCGTCTCACAGAAGAGACCTGTCGCAAGTTTGGCTACAGCGTCAGTGAAGATTGGAAGGGTAACACCGTCCAGATTGCTGCGTTCAAGAAAGACAATACAGTCATCGCTCAGAAGGTCCGATACCCAAACAAGGATTTCCTGCACCTAGGTGATAAGAAGCCGGGTCTATGGGGTCAACACCTATGGAAACCGGGCGGCAAGATGCTCGTGATCACCGAGGGTGAGATCGACTGCATGACCGTCTCCCAACTCCAAGGCAACAAGTGGCCTGTCGTGTCCCTGCCCAACGGTACGGACAAGAGTGGCAAGAGTGCTATCAGGGCCATTCAGACCTCCCTCGACTTTGTCTCATCCTTCGACAAGGTGATCTTCATGTTTGACATGGACGAGGCAGGACGTGCTGCATCCATCGAGTGTGCCAAGATCATGAAGCCCGGTCAGGGTTTTATTGCTGATCTACCACTGAAAGACCCAAACGAACTCCATGTTCTCGGTCGGGGTAAGGAAGTGGTGGAAGCCATGTGGAACGCTAAACCTTATCGGCCTGATGGCATGGTATCGTTTAGCGAAATCAAACAGGGGATCAAGAAGCCCATCGAGTGGGGCATCCCATGGTTCTCTGACAGCCTCACCCAGCTTACCTATGGTCGGCGTTACGGCGAAATCTACTGCCTCGGTGCGGGTACAGGCGTCGGTAAGACCGACTGGTTCACTCAACAGGTCGTCTATGATGCTGTGACGCTGAACGAGAAGGTTGGCCTGTTCTTCATGGAGCAACAGCCTGAGGAAACCGGAAAGCGCATCGCAGGGAAACTTGCGGGTCGTAGGTTCCACATACCGCGTCTCAAGGATCATCCCAACTTCGACCGGATTACCCCCAAAGGCTATAAGGAAGAATGGACGGATGAAGAACTGTGCTCGGCTGTGGATACCATCGGCGACGTGCAGAACATCTTCATGTTTGATAGCTTTGGTGCCACCGAGTGGGGCCGCATTCGTGAAATGATTCGGTTCCAAGCCCACTCCGAGGGTATCCGTATCTTCTACCTCGACCACCTCACGGCACTTGCGGCTGCTGAGGAAGACGAGCGGAAGGGCCTAGAACGCATCACCTCTGAGATGGGTTCTCTGGTTAAGGAACTGAACATCATGATCATCATGATCAGCCACCTTGCGACACCTGAGGGTAAACCTCACGAAGAGGGCGGCCGCGTCATGATCAGGCACTTCAAGGGTTCCCGCTCCATCGGGTACTGGTGCCACTATATGTTTGGCCTTGAGAGAGACCAGCAACACGAGAACCCCGAATGGCGAAAGACGACCACCTTCCGCATCCTCAAGGATCGGTACACCGGAAACTCTACTGGTGAGGTTATCTACTTCGGCTACGGGAAAGACGATGGTCAGCTTTTCGAACGCGAAGAGCCATCCGACGATGACGCTGATGGTAGCAGTCACGGTTTCACGGACCGCTCGGATGAATACTGACGATCCCGACGGGGTCTTCGATCTTGCGGAGCGACTATGCGTTCTTGCTGTCGGAGACCCCGTGCTGCTGCCCGAGTATCTCGTGGCCCGGCGCAAAGCAAAATCCCTAGAACACTCAGGTTGGAAAAGGAAAACCGGTATGACACAGAACCATATCATCATGAAGCACCTCAAGAAGGCAGGATCAATCACCGTGCGTGAAGCCATGGTCGAGTATTCCATCCAGAGCCTGACCAAGCGTGTTCAGGAACTGCGTGAGAGCGGCAACCACATCGTGTCGCACGTCAAGTATCACCCTGTTACCAGCCAGAAGTACGTCCGGTACACTCTCAAAGAGGAGATGGTGTCCTCATGACATACCTCACCACAATCTTAGGCCTGCTCCTGTACGCCGCAATCGTGTGGGCGCTTTGGTCAACCATGCGAAAGGTGTCCGCTATTGAGATGGAACTCAAGGAAATCAGAGGACGGGGTGACGAGAAAAAGGAACCCGGGCCTGCTTAACCACGCCTCCTACATCGAGACCGAAGTGGAACTCGAGACGCTGCTATTGATCCAAGACTTCCGTTTGCCCGGAAAAGAGAAGCGAGAAGCTCGTGAGCGTCGTCATATGGCTCACCACTTCTCAGATTACTAATCCATCCCATATCGTAGGAGTTACCAATGGCTAGATACGCATTTGACATCGAGACCAACGGCCTCCTCG